GGGACACCGACCCCTCATGGTCTTTTCTCACCGCAAAACGGCTCACAACCGACCGAATCGGTTAGCCATGACAAAGACTAAAGGCGGACTGGTTCTAGTCGGTGATGATCGGGACGGATCGGAATTAGGCGGTGTAATTTACGGCTACAACACGCCAAGAATCCACTCGCCGCTCAACGATCTGCCATCGAAAGGATCAGAGCTGATCGAATTTGCGAAAGAAATCGGGCTTCCGTTACTACCTTGGCAGGAGTGGATCGCCGAACACGCTCACAAATACAAGCCCGATGGACGGTGGAAACACTCGAATATCTGCGTCGTCGTAGCTCGTCAGAATGGAAAATCGACGCTGATGATGGTGCGAATCATGGCTGGAATGTATCTGTGGAACGACGGACTCCAGATCGGCTCGGCTCATCGGCTTACTACATCGCTGGAGACTTTCCGGCACATCGTTAACCTAATTGAAGCCAACGATCGACTAGCTAGTGAAGTAAAGAAAATCCGATGGGCTCACGGAGCCGAGGAGATTGAATTAAAGAATGGGAATCGCTACATCGTCAAGGCGGCGAATGCGGCAGCTCGTGGAATCTCAAAGCCGGAGACCGTATTTATGGACGAGCTTCGTGAACACAAAGACGAGGACGCTTGGGCTTCTATGAGATATACCATGATGAGCGCGAAAAATCCGCAAGTCTGGACGCTATCAAATGCCGGTGACAATCACTCAATTATTCTCAATCAGCTTCGAGAGCGTGGTCTTGCGGCGGCGGCTGGCGGCGAGGACGAGATCGGCTATTTCGAATGGTCAGCAATTTCCGGGTCGCGGATTGATGATATTGAAGGTTGGCGTCATGCGAATCCATCGCTTGGCCGGACTATTCACATCGACAACATTAAAGCAATTCTCAACGATCCGATCGATGTAATAAGAACCGAAGTTCTCTGTCAATGGGTAGAAACAATTAATCCCTGTATTCCGCCGGTCGAATGGGCGAACGCTGGCGATCCAGATGTCACACTTGATCCGGGCAAGACAACTTGGTTCGGCTTGGATCTATCTCCCGATCGTAGAAATGGCGCACTCGTAGCCGCTCAAAGATTAGACGATGAGAAATTCCAGATCCAACTTCTACACACTTGGCACAATCCGATCTCACTTGATGACAAACAGATCGCGAACGATATTGCGCCGTATGTCCGCAAGTATTCAGTCGATCAAATCGTATTCTCAAAGCGGACGGCGTCAGCGGTTGCGGCTAGGCTAATCCCTGCCGGATTCCCGGTGATCGATTGCGACGGCGCGGAGTACGCTCAAAGCTGCGACGAATTTCTTGGATCAATAACTTCGGGACGGCTAGTTCACTCGAATCAAGCCGAGCTCACGAAGCAGGTTCTCTCAGCGGTACGACTTCCCTACGGTGACGGGGCTTGGGTGATTGGTCGAAAGGCTTCTAAGGTCGCCGTATGCGCAACAGTCGCGTCAGCTCTTGCGACACATTACGCGACACGCCCGGAGACGGAGATTGACATTCTCGTCGGTTAGGAGTAGCAGATCGCTTAGAATTGGCGCATGAAATTGCGCGAAATTCTGACCGGCGTTCCAGAAGTAAAGCTTAACGCTATCCCATCTCCGATCGATATTTCTGCCGCAGATCTCGCACCATTTAACACCACAGATTCTCGAAATATCTTTGCCGGTAATTTGGCAGCTACACGCGCTCAAGCGATGTCCGTCCCAGCGATCAGTCGCGCAAGGTCGATTATTTGCTCAACAATCGCGAGCTTGCCAATGGAGCAGAGAATCAAGTCAACCGGTGAACGCGTCGAAGCCCCTAGAGTGATAAATCAACCTGATCCTCGCGTTCCCGGTTCCGCTGTTTGGGCTTGGATCTCAGAGGATATTTTGTTCTACGGTTACGGCTATTTACAACAGACCGACTCTTACGCCGAGGACGGCAGATGTAGAGCCGGTCAGCGAATCGCTCCGACTCGCGTCTCAATCGTTACCAATGCCGAAGGCACAGAAATCACCGGGTATCGCGTCGATGGAATGACGGTTCCCAATTTCGGAAATGGCTCGCTCAAAGTATTTTACGGACTGGACGAAGGCTTACTCAATCGCGCAGGACGCACAATTCTCAGCGCGGTCGAGCTTGAAAAGGCGGCTCTACTTTACGCGAAAGAACCCGTCCCGATGATGGTATTAAAATCGAACGGAACAGCACTCCCGGCAGATCGTGTTACAAAACTTCTCGACGCTTGGCGTGTAGCTAGATCAACACGCGCGACGGCGTTCTTGAATGCCGATGTCGAATTGACTTCACTTGGATTCGATCCCGAGAAATTACAGCTTAACTCAGCGCGTCAGTACATCGCTCTGGAATGCGCCAGAGCTGTCGGAATTCCGGCTTACTTCTTGGGAGCCGATGTCAATACTCTCACATATACCAACGCCGTCTCTGAGCGGAAATCTCTGATTGACTTTAGCCTTAGAAATATCATGACATCGATCGAGGAAAGACTTTCACAATCGGATTTCGTAGCGTCGAACACGGTTATCCGATTTAACTTTGACGACTTCTTGCGTGGATCAGCCTTAGAGCGTGCGCAGATTTACGAAATACTCAATCGAATTGGCGTGATGAGCGTCGATGAAATCCGACAAGACGAGGATCTAATACGATGAAACTAGAAATCCCAATCCAGATAACAGCCGCCGATTCAATCAAGCGCACAATCGCTGGACGAATTGTCAGCTTCAACGAGACCGCTAACGCGTCAACCGGAAAAGTGATGTTCAAAGATGGATCACTCGCACCGACTCCGGTCAAGTTAAACCTAGAGCATGACGCAACTAGACCGATCGGTAAAAGTTTATTGATGGACTTCTCAAGTGATAACTCCGCGATCGATGGCGTGTTCAAAATTGCCAACACAAACGCCGGATCTGACGCGCTCGTCGAGGCACAAGATGGACTCAGAGACGGATTTTCCGTCGAGGTTATGGCAAATGAATTTACTTATGACAAAGCTGGAACGATGGTTGTCAGTTCGGGAGAGATCGTCGGCGTGGCACTTGTCACAAATCCAGCATTCAAATCAGCTCGCGTCTCAGATGTAGCCGCGACCGAAGCAACACCCGAAGCTTCTGACACACCGTCAGAGGAAACACAAACAGAAGGAGACGAAGTGTCCGACTCAATCGTCAACGAAGCTCCAGCCGTCGAGACGGTTGAAGCCTCTCGGAATGTCAAAGCGACTGGAACTCCACTTGCTTACACAGCTCCACGCTTGGAGTTTTCAGCTCCAAAATATCTAGAAAACAAAATCAAAGCGGCTCTCGGTAGCGAGGACGCTCGTCAATTTATTTTGGCGGCAGATAACAACACCACCGACTCGGCTGGTCTAGTTCCAACTCGTCAACTTACCGAAGTCATCAACGGAGTATCAAACACAATCCGTCCATCAATCGACGCGATCTCTCGCGGAACCTTGCCAGACGCAGGAATGACCTTTGAAATTCCAAAGATCACAGTCGCGCCAACCGTTGCGGAAACAAATCAAGGATCAGCGTTCTCCGATACAAATATGGAGTCCAGCTTCTTATCGGTTCCGATCAAAAAATTCGCCGGTCAACAAAATTTCACGGTCGAATTGCTCACACGCACTTCACCACTTTTTTATACCGAGCTTCTCAATAACATGGTCGCGGCCATGGCTAAGGCTCAGAATGCCTATGTCAGCTCAATCCTTGTCGCTAACGCGTCAATCGATGGAACTACACTTTCGACATTCCCAACAGCCGCCGAATTGTTAGCATTCGTCTCGCGCGGTGCGGCTTCTGTCTATACAGGGACACAGGATTTCGCTCGTAATATCATCATGGGAGCGTCACAATGGGCAAACACCATGTCACTAAATAACGGCGGAACTCCGATCTATGTCGCTTCTAATCCAAGCAACAATGCCGGTGTCGTAACTCCTACTTCACTTCGTGGAAATGTCGCCGGTCTTGATCTCTACGCGGACTTCGCCGCTCCAGCCGGATCAGATGACGGATCAATCATCATCGTCAATCCGAACGCTTATACATGGTACGAAGGAAGCCAATACTCACTCCGCGCAGAATCATCAGCCGACGGCTCCATCAATGTCGGCGTGTATTCATTCGGAGCTGTTGCGATCAAACTTGCCGCCGGAGCATTCCGCAACAATAAGTAAAACCCTTAGACATGAGTCCGCCGCTCCCGACGGGCTCAGCAGATTGGAGATGAAATGCCAAGTATCGTCACAGCTTCACAGCTTAGATCGGTGCTTGGCGTCTCATCGGCTCTC